TCATACAGTTTATCCCCTTGACACCCATCAGTAACACCATTAACTATGTTTTCAAGCGATTTGAGAGGCTTTTTCTTGTTTGTCTTCCTCTCTTCAAGCAATTCCTTTGAACGCTCTATAATCGCCTTTAAATCGGTTTTCTCGTTTTTAATTTGAGGGAACAGCTTCAGCAACGTAGTTTCACCCATTCCCTTCACCCCTTTTATGTTATCCGATGAATCTCCACATAGTATCTTTTCAAGCACAACATTCTCATGCGTTATGCCAATCTTTTCAACAGAATTATCCTTCGTAATAAAGTCTTTTAATCTAGGATTGTACACTATAACAGTATCTGAAATAAGTTGGGTTAAATCTTTATCAGATGATACTATGACAACTTTTTCATTCGGTTTCTTGTTCTTTACATAATAGGCTATAATGTCATCACCCTCAACATTCTCAAATTCATACTGTCTTATGCAAAGTTCCTCAAGAATTGCATTGATTATACCTTTTTCCCTCTCAAAAATCTCATCGTCATTTTCTTCATCCTTATTCTTCATTTGTCTAGAATATGATAATACTTTTTGCTGAAACGCAATCAGTTTTTTATCATAATCGCTCATATTAGGGTCATGTAATTCATAATTTTTGCCTCTGTTTGCCTTATAGTCTTCATAGAATTTCCACCTTAAAACGCCAGAACCAATGCCATCAAAACATACTATACAATAGTTGAAATCCTTCTTATTCAATATTGACCCTAACATTCTTAAAAAAGACATAACAGCACCATACTCTTCCCCATCATTATTCATTGTTTTATCAACTAGAGAAATTTTTAGAAGGTTATTTCCATCACAAATTAATGTATAAGTATAATCAGTTGACTTATGCCTTGTCACTTGTTTCATAGTTAACAATTTTTACCAATAAATTTTTATTTTCCATAATTTCAATCATATGTTTAGTTCCGTGAGATTTTCCATCCCAAAAAGCGATTAACGCATCAGCTACTTCAGCCATCTGTTCATTACGTCTAAAGCCAGCAGATTTACCAAACTTATTCCAATTCGCTGGGAATACTTCCAATGAAAATCCTTCGTCTTTGGCATACTTTTCGCCAAGAGTATCAGCACCACGTGCTCCACCACTAATTATTATGACGTTATATTTTTTTCTCTTTTCACGAAGGTATTCATTGCATTTCTCCCTTAAAAGCTTGTAATTTGAAAAGCCTCGTGACCCAGCTATAATAACTTTAAAATTTTCCATATACTAATTATTTTATGCAAATATATATATAATATTGTTAAAAAACAAAAAAAGAAGAGAAATTCACTTTCCCTTCTTTTCTTTTCTCATTTCTCCTATCGGCCTAAGTATATCTTGGAATCCGTCTATTTTATCCCCTATATATTCTTTACAATAACTGACTCTTTGGAGTCTATTTCTATATCTGTGATTATCATGCTCAATTGCTTTCTTATCTCTTCCTTTACCATCAAACATTGTTGCCCTAACATTTGGGTTTCTGCCTAAAGCCTCACCAAACTTCCTATGCGCTGTCTTAATGTATAGTCTATAATCATGTTCTTCATCAGATAAAGATTTGACAATACCTCCGCAGAAATTAAAAATAATTGTGCTAAGACCTAAACCTTGATAATCTTCAGCCACAACAATCCTTGATATTGAACACCCATATGGTATTCCCTTTCTCGGTGTGTTTAAAATACCAACAAATGCCACTGGAACTCCATCCCATTCAAACAATAAGCATTTACAAGACTTATTCATTTCCGCAGTCAAATAATGGGCATGCTTAAACATATTCCAAACACTAGGTTCTACTCTTCTTACAGTAAGTTGTATATATGGTCTTTGTCCTTTAGGATGATTAACTTTAACTATTTTCACGTATTCATATTAATTAATTCACTTATTTTTTTCGTTTTTCGTGGCATTCGTCACATTCTGGATATATCCAATGGTTCTCTGTTATCGGCTTATCTATATGTTTCCCACATATTTCGCAAATGTTGTATGATTTTTCCTCCGCATCATCAATCATTTTCCTAACAGTGCTGTCATAAGAAGCCAAATATATTCGTAATCCACCAAATTTCTCTTTGACTTGATGAACTTCTATATTATGTTCCATTGCATAATTCAATATTGGCTGATATAATGATTTCCACCCTTCGCCACACTCAACACCATATAGTTCATAAGGATACTGAGGTTTAAAATTCTCTGGGTGTTCTACTCTTTCTTTTTCTCTCTTAGCCTTATATTCCTCAACTAATTTTAGTAATTTCTCTTTATTTGCTTCCATCCCCTAAAAGGTTTAATAGTTCTTGTTTGCTGTTGAATTGATATACCTGTTCACCTATGCGGATATAGCCCTCAACATCGTCAAGGGGTTCATACAAACTTTTCATAGAAACGCCTAGAGCAGTAGCCATCTTTTGCATTGTGTCGAGTCGAGCGTTACCGTTTAATGCACGAGTGAGTGCAGCAGGGTCAACACCCATTTTCGCAGCAAGTTCTTTCAGTTGAATCTTCTGTTCCTTGCAGATACGTCTCACGTTCTTTGATAGTAAATTCTCCATATTATACTTTATATAAATCTATTAAATTGTCCGCAAACATCCAACCTTTGATTTTCTCCATAGGTATTTTCTTTTCCCCAAACCTACCATAAGAAAATCTACCATCATCTAACTTTACTTTCTTATTATAGACATTTTCCAAATCAAAATCTCTATCGTCAAAAAACACTCCCCAATAGTCAGTAGACACACATAAAGATGTGCTTCCACTTAGTCTTCCTTCTGATAGAATCAATACTTTCTTATATTGTTCTTCATCCATTGGAAGGTCATCAATACTTTTCCATTCTAATTTATCCATAATGCAAATATATAAAAAAAAATCTGTAAAAACAAACTATTTTTTATATTCTTTAACAACAACATCAATTGCTTCACCTAAAACAGTTGGATTGACCATAGGTATATCTGCGCCTCTTCTCCATTTGTTGTGATGTTCTAACAATCTAATAGCATCTTGTACATCCATAATCACTCCCCCTTCATTATTTTTTTAAATAATTTGCACCCATCTGCATATTCATCATAAGGAGACGAGCAAACGAAACTACCACAAAACTTGCAATAATTTTCTAAAAACTGTTCTTCTGTCATTTTTCTTCAATACATTTATTCTCAAACTTCTTATAAGCATCAAGATACCATCTTCTTTTATCGCCATCATATGTTAATTCGTAATACATACCATCTGGTAGTGTTGTTGATGCCAAATACTTCCAATTTTGTAGTATCTTACATTTCCAAACCGTGAATACCTCAAATTGCGGCATTGGGTCGGATTTATCTAAATGCTCATTAACATAATCTCTAACAATTTCTAATACTTTCTCATCCATAATTTTTTAATTTATTACTCTTGGTTCACTTAGTACATCAGTTTCTTTTACATATTGCTGATTTTTATATTCCGCATCATCACTATATACCATTTTCTCCAATTCTACATCACCATTTTCATTCCTATGATTCAAATTGAAAATAAAATCAGGTTGTAACCATTCTATTATATCAAAATGGCAACTAGCAATCACTATCTTCAAATCCTTCTGTCTTATGTACCTTTGGAGCGCATGGCTCATTGACTTTGCAACGTCTCTGTTCACAACACTAGTAAACTCATCCACATAGATTATTTGCCCCTTTCCTGCGTCATAAATGGCTTTGCATAGGTCTAGCCTTGCTCTTTCCCCATTGGATAATTCTTGAGGCTTACGAAGCCACGTAGGAACTGAGGAAAGTCCTACACCACCCAATAAATCGCATACCTCTTCTTCACTATATCCTTCAAACTGACTAATTACTGCTTTATTATAGTCATATTCTATTGGTTTAACATTGCCTATTTCCTTTAAAATCGTGGATTTACCGCTACCGCTTTTACCGCAGATAAGCATAATATTCCAATGGCTTTTATTCATTTCTTCCATATCTTCTTTTGACGGTATTGGAACTTCGGTAGTTGTAATATCCCTATTTTGTATATCATAATTATCATATAAAAATTGAGTATAATTATCATTTACAATTTTACTCTCTAAAATGATTTTATTCCCATGATATTTCTTTTCACTTTCCTCTTTTTGTTCTTCTTCGCACACAATTGTACCATACATATGAGACAATTTCATAAATGTGTCTTTTTTGAGTAGTATGTTTATAGGTTTTTCTACATATGCATCGCTATATCTAAATGACACATCATTAATAAACTCTTTTGTCTTTACTTTGCCGTTTTCCCTTATTTTTTTATCTTGCAATGCCAATTTATCCAATGTCCATCCTTTACTCTCAAGAAAATCCATTATCCTCTGCCTAGATACCAACGCCCAATCCAATTCCTTGATATTCCATTGGTTAATCGCGTTGGTGTTATATCTATCACATCCTTCAGCTTTTGGTATATCTGCCCTCACAATCCAACCTAATAGGTAATACTCGGTTTTCTTTGTATGGTCAATAAACCATCCGCTTCTTCTGTTTCCATTTTTGTCAATAAACGATAATTCCAATGAAAACGTATTAAGCCCCATATTCGCATATCTAGCAGCTACCTTCTCATCCACCACCTTCCTATATAAAACGCTGTCAGAGGTGCTTAAAACGACATCTGAGCCACTAATTTGTTCTTCTTTACCATCAGTCCTAGCAAATTCCTTGAAAAGTGTTTTATTGGAATATAACTTTTCATCTAAGAACTTTGCTATTTCTCTTTCCACGATTGAATCATTTTTTCTGTTGTTAATTTCCATTTGAATTGTTAATTTTTGCAAAGATATAAAAAAATGTTAAAAAAACAAAAAAATGAAGAGATATTCTTAATCTCCTCATTTTATTTTTTGTTATTCGTTTGTTTCCTCTTCAATAAACTTAACATCTGACTCTTCAACAGACTCACCGCCTTCTTCAAGTTTAGATAGTATATCTTTTATATAGGTTTTCTTATATTCATCTAGTCTATCTGGACTTACTAAACCATTATGTACGCAAGACATTTCTCCTTCATATGTTATATTCCAAGGTGTAGGCAACTGATTTTTCGTTGTTCTAATCTTGGTTGTTATACCATAATTATAAGTTTCTCCTTTTGCAGTTGCAGTCAATTTTTTTGTTGAAGCCTTACCAATACCTCCAAGGTGAATAATCAATCTTGCTCCATAAAAGAAAGTCTTACCGCCTTTAAGTTCTATGGAAGGTACGCCACCCATAGAATTCATTGAATCGTTCCAAATCTTATTTACGCAAAAAAATGTATTGGTATATTCAGAGTTCAATTTTTTTGACGATGGAATACGATTATTAATAATGTTGTTAAATGCTTGAGATATTGCACCAGCATCAAACATATTATTTCCGCTCTTGCTTTCTAATGACTTAAAAGATTGAATTGAACCAATCGAATCCCAAATGAAGCACATCGGATATGGTATTTCTCCACTTTCTTGCCTATCAAGAAAATCATTTATAGAATATGCAATATCTTCGAGTACTGCTTGTTTACGTTTAGTTTTAGATTCTTTACCAGTAGAATAATCTCTATTTCCATATCTGTCAGCTAACATTCTGCTATCGAAATAAAAGAAACTACCAGTATAATTAATCACTCTTTTTTCTGTATGTGTTGTTATTTCGCCCGTTTCCTCGTCTACATCTTCAACTTCCACATCGCCATAAACTGGCGTTGCTTTCATACCACAATCTATAGCATATTTAAAATCAAAATTATTTTCAGTTTCATAGATTACTGGAATGATTCCATTATTTATACAAGATGCAATCAAACAGTTTTTAATTGTAGACTTACCCGTATTAGACCAACCCGTAACTATTGTTAAATATCCTTTAGGTATACCTGGAAGTTTAATTGCATCGGAAAATGCTTCTGGAAGTGGTATGAAGTCCATTTCTTTATCAGCAACCGACTTGTCATAATCCAAGTTATCCTTCATAGTTAATTGCAACTTTTCCTTTATACTTTCAATACTTGGTCTTTTAAACTCCTTTTTCTTAATAGGTTGTTTCATAACTTTATATTTTCTTTTTTGTTTATTTTATCTCTAACTTTATCTTTCCAACATTTCCTACATATTGCTCTGTATTTATCATTTCCTCCAATTTCAACTTGGCTTCCTTCAATTATGATTTCTCCATTTTCGTCAAATCTAGCATTAATTGATGTCTTTCTTTCACCGCATTCACAAGTTGACTTTATCTCTTCAATATCATCAGCAAGTTCAAAAAGACGTTTAGACCCAGGAAACAGATGACTTTGGAAATCAGTTCTCAATCCAAAACACATAACATTTACATCTAGGAAATCAACAGCATCAGATAATTGGTCTACTTGCTCTTCTGTTAGGAATTGGCATTCATCTATAATCACCCATTTAAGTGTTTCCAACTGTGATGCCAATACATTCTTATAAGCCTTTATCGCTTTATAGAGATTAACATCCTTGTCAACCATTATACATTTACGCTCAAGACCAGCCCTAGAACGTATTACACCTTCTCCATCCCTAGTGTCTAATGCTGGTTTCAATACCATTATTTGTACTCCTTTTTCCTCAAAATTGTAAGCTGTAGTCAATAGCCTCAGAGATTTTGCTGAAGCCATTGACCCAAAATAAAACCTAAGATGTGCGCTCATTTGTTCATATTAATTATAACATTGCTTAGTTTAAAACGGTAAATCCTCATAACTATCATCATCAGCAGTGTTTGACGCATCAACGATTATTTCATTTGAATTTACAACTTCAGAATAGTCTCTAGTTTCCTCTGTAAGTTCATCCTCAATTCGCTTCTGCTCTGCCTCTTCTTTAATCTTATTCATTTCTTCCTTATCAACATACTTGCCGAGTTCCTTATTGAAAACTGGAACACCTCCCATAGCAATAATTGTCATGTAATCATATGACTTAACAGTATACACATCATACCACTTCTTCTCATCTTGAATCCATTTCATACCAATGTCATAATCTTCTGTCAAAGGTGATGGAAAACCGTCATCGACAATTTGTATTGATGTCTTATTATCAGCAGTCCTTGTTAACGTAACAATTAGGTCAAGTCCATTATTAAGGTCAAATATGCTATATGTATTACCCTTCCTTGCTGCTGCTTCTGAACGTATTCTAGCAAGGTTCATAATTTTGTCATACACACCGTCTTTCTTTTTTGATGAATTGAATAGCCAAAACTTAACGCCATCATCTTCATGACCTCTTTCAATACAGCGCACAATCCACATTTCCTTCACCTTGTTAAGGAATTCAACGTCTCCGTATTTTTTCTTTGTCGGCTCATCAAGAGATTTCGACTTTAGTTCTCTTGCTTTTGCAGATGTCTCACAGAATGGGCAACCGTCACCCATCACATTACCGTCTTTCTTGTTGTGAGTAGGGCATACGAAGGTCTTCCACCCATTAGGTGCAACTTCTTTATTAACCTTAACTGTGTGCATAAAAACTTTCTTGAAAGGACTACCACCTTCTGGGGAGAATGGCAACAGCCTAATTGTTAGTGTCTTAGAGGTTTCATTATTTGCTAACCTCGCTTGAAGATAATTTTTCTCATTAAATTGAGTTTTCTTAGGGATAAAAGTTTTCTGTTCTTGTTCATACTGAGCCTTTACAGCCTCTGCGTCAATGTTAACGCTAAAATTTTTGTTGTCCATAATTGAAATTGTTATTAAAAAAATTATTTTAGATGTACGCCAAAACGTACTTAAATTTTCACATTGCAAATATATAAAAAAAAGTTAAAAAAACCAAAAAATTCCTGATTTTTATTAGTTATAAATATCAAAAAAAATAAAAAATCCCAATTATTTTGTATTAATAATTGGGAAAACAATCAAATTATTTAGGATAATTATTTTGCAAATACCTCAAATCCATATCATCAATATCATTATTTTCAGCATCATTGCTATCATAAAATTTATTGTGGTCTACACTTTTTGTAGTAGCATCAAAAAATTTATCTTGTTGCAACTTTTTCTGTCTAAAAATATCGTCAATTACATCAGCACATTTTTTAATTTTATTTAAATATGGGTTCGATGTTTGTTCACCATTTCCACTTTCATATTTAACTTTATAAATCGCATCATCCAAAGCACTATAGAAATCTTCAAATGCGCTTCTAGCTTCCCAGAATATATCATCTGACCTATCATAGGCACGGTCAACTGTACCGTAACTAATTTCATTAACAAGCCTTTTTTTGAGCTTGTTGTACGATTTTTCGTTTAAGGTGATTGTTTTCATTATATGTTAAACATTTTTTCGAGTGTCTGGATGTCATCGTCATCAATCTTAAAAAATGTATTTGCAATATCATCAGACGGATTATCTACATCGTCATTTGTAATGACATATTCTTTTGTTGTAGGTTCATCATTATCCGCATATGCTTCATATCCACCTTGTTTTGCTTTCTCAGCCCAAAATTCATTTGGTTTGACATTAAATGGGTATGAATCTAGAGAGCGTAGGTTCAATTTCTCTGTTTGAGTAGGATTCCTTTTCTCGAACTCTGCTTTTAATGATTCAATCTCACTATTATTACTATCGACTTTTGATAAAAGATTGTTAATAGTGTCTATTAGAGTATCAATTCTTGTATCCACTTTTGACAAATCTCTTCCAATGTGGTTTTGTTTAACATTAAGTTTATCTTGAGCCTTCGTGAGTCCATCAATGTCAATAGTTTCTCCATCATCTTCTGTTTCTCCACCCATAGGGTCATTCATACCCATATCAGCCATAGGGTCAGCGCCACCCATTGCGTTTGGGTCTTGACCACCCATAGCATTTGGGTCAGCACCACCAGCTGCATTAGGGTCTCCACCCATAGGGTCAGCACCGCCCATTGCGTTTGGGTCTTGACCACCCATAGCATTTGGGTCTTGACCACCCATAGCATTTGGGTCTTGAGGCATACCGCCACCACCCATAGGGTCAGCACCGCCCATTGCGTTTGGGTCTTGACCACCCATAGCATTTGGGTCTTGCATATCTTCGCCATCTTCGTCTATCTCCTCTTCTGGTAAGACTGTTGGTATATATGCCTCACTGAGACGCATGAAATGTTCATGTGCCTCAAATAGATTATTTTCTTTAAGATACTTAACGTTAGTTCCCATTGGTA